TCCTCCCCGCTGAAGCGTGACTTCAGTAGCTTGGCCAACGCCGATTCGTCGAACCGCATCGGGTTGATTGGGGGCTGTGCCGTGTTTTGGGCAGGTTTCGCTTCCTGTGTATTCGTCGGGATGTCCATGCTTTTAGACCCTGCAAGCCGGGTATGCTGCGCCATGGTTGTTTAAGGCCAACCAAGAAGCCATTGGTTGAGTGAGAGCCTAGAATTGACCGGAAGTCAACTCCCTCCCGTTTCTTAACGCACTGATTTGTGCGATGAGATCCTTGATTGCGGCGGCGCGTCCTGAGTTATAGGCACGGTCCTCCGCAGAAAGTGATGGGATGATGGCGTTGTGCACCTCATCCCGCAGCGTGTCGTCGAGGATTTGGCCCATGGCCTTGAGCACCGGGTGCTCCTCTGACACGGAGAGGGCCTCGGAAAGCTGTTCGTCGGTCAGTTTCATTGGACTCCGAGGCGGCCGGTGATGGCGTTCTGCTGCTGTTGGACGCTGAACTGCAGGTTCTCAATGTACTTCTGCAGGTTGGCTTGGAAAAGCGGGTCCTGCTGCAGTTGCGCCTGATATTTCGGATTGGATTGCAGCACTTGCTGGCTGAATTGAAGGCGCATGGGCGCGGTGGGGTCGTTCTCCCGGAGTTGGGGGGGATTGCCGAGGGACATCAGCGCGATCTCGTCGTTGGTTTCGTTGAACATTTTCTGCGCGGCCGGTCCCTGCTGCATGACGAGTTCGCTGGCTAAGGTTGGGTCGATGGCTCGGAGTGCGACACTGATGAGCTTGGCCCGGTCGATGACGCCGGCGGTGTCGAGGGGGAGTACGAGGGTGGAGATGGCCTTGAGCTTCTCGGTCACGAGGTCGGTGCTCATCTCGCGCACGTCGAACTTGAGCATCACGTCGAAGTCCTGCACGTCCTGCGGGAGCGGGGTGGCCGAGGCCGTGATACGCTGGATCTCGGCGGGCCCGATGTACTGCAGGGTGAGGGCTAGGACCTGGCGGAAGGCCTCGGTCCAGCCGTGCAGCCAGTTGTTGATCAGGCGCTGCTGGCGCATCTGGGTGATGACCGGCGGGACCTTCTCGGTCGGGCGTCCAAAGTAGCGGTCGGTCTGGGCCTCGATGGCCGCGATGAGCTGGAAGGCAACGCCGGGCTCGCGGGCGGGCGGTTGCAGGAAGCCGATTTCGCCGCGGCGCAGGACCGGGATTTGGATAGCGGGGCCGATCTTCAGGTTGCCGCCGCGGGTTTTGGGGACCTCGATGGGCGGGAGCGTGGCGAGGGACGTGTAGTCGAATATGGAGTCGCGCTGCGCCTTGACCTCATGCTGCCAGGTGGAACAGACCTCGGGCACGCCACGGCTCTCGGTGATCTGGCGGTGGATGAGCTCGGAGCGCCAGATAACGAAGGGATACTGACCGTGCGCGTAGTCGAGCCCCTCAAAGTAGCCCCACTTGTCGCCGACTTGGGGGCTGAAGACGGTGTAGAACACGCCGGGGATGCCGTCTGAGTCGACTGCTTTCTGGTAGGCGTAGACCACCTCGATCAGATTCTCGCGGTCGAGGATTGAGTTCTCGGCAATGCCGACGGCACCGTACTGGAAGGCAGCGTAGTCGCTGAAACGGCCCATCGTATTGATGGCCTCCTGGGCCCACTCGGCGTCCCACTCCTCGGTCTCGACCTTGTTCAGGAGCTGGGCCTCGGTCATGTAGAACCGGCGGAAGACTACCCGAGCGGACTGGATGTCGGTGGTCTCGGGCGGGAACACCAACTCGTCCCAAGGCGCGAGGGCAGCGATCATGGGCTTGTTGGTGACCATGGTCGGGATAGGGAAGTCGCACTCGCCCTCCTCGCGCAGTTCGCGGATGGCCTTGAGTGCCCGGCGCTTGCGCAGGTTGGGGAAGGCGGCGAGCAGGAGCTCCGCGGATTGGTCGTCGGCCTCGGGGTTGGCGATGAGGTTGGGCAGGTCGGCAAGGACGGAGCCCGCGGGCGATTGGGCGGCGAGGGCCATGACCTGATCCATGGTCAGGTACTGCTCCTTCTGCCCGAGCTCCTGCTGCCAGGTGACATGGACGCCGGCCCAGCCGTAGGTCCAAAGGTACTGGGAGAGCAATTCGACCTCGCGGGTGAGGTCGTTGTACATCCGGGCGTTCACGGTCCAATCCATCAGGTTATGCGCGGTGACGGCTTGGTCGAGCTGGCTGATGTTGGTGGGGCTGACGCGGAGCATCGAGCGCCAGAAGGAGGTGCTGCAGAGGTCGACGAGGCCGTTGATCACCTCGTCGGCGAGCGGGATGCGAGTGTCGGAGGCACCGTCCCATGGGAACGCCGGGGCATTACGGTTGGAATCATTCCACTTCTTCCCGTCGTCGCTCTGGCCGGGCCAGCGGCAGAAGCGCACGTTCTCCACATTTTCGACACGGGCGTAGACGCCGTAGTCGGTGGCCGAGCGCCGCAGCTCCTCGGTCAGTGCGCTGACATTGGGCTCGTCGCCGACCCGGGCCATCACGTCGGTTGCCTGCTTGTAGGAATCTCCTTGCATAGTGAAATGGTTTAGTATCCGCCGCCGCCGCGGCAATCAAAGCCCCCGCGGCCTACGAAGGCAAGACCTGAGACTAAAAGCATCCCCAGGCAGTCGATGGGATCCTTGGTGCAGCCCTTCTGCCCGTCGCGTCCGGTGTGCTCGGAAAGAGCGTAGATCAGGTTGGCGCAGTCGTTGGTGATGTAGAGGGAGGGCTCGTTCAGTGGGGTGAGCGGCTGGGTGGCGTCGTAGGAGAGGAGAGAGTTGATGGCGGAGGTGCGCTGGTCGACGGGCACGCCGGGGGCCGGTACGAATGCCATGGGCTCGTTTCGGGGGTCGTCGGATTCGGCGAGGAGGTCGATGAGCGTGGTGCCGCCGGCCTCGGAAAGTGCGGGGGAACCGCCGGCCTTGGGGTCGATCAGGCGCATTACGGGTTCGCCGTAGCCGAGCTCGGATTCGATCTGGCGGAAGAGGTTGCGGTACTCGGAGATGGAACGCCCGGCGTCGAGAGTTTGGGCTGGCCCGAGCTTGCCGTCGGGCTTTTCGGAGGGGAGGGCCCACTCTCCAAAGTTGGAGAAGTCCGGGAATTCGCGGACAACGATGCGCTTGCCGTCCTCGTAGACCAGGAGCCAGAGGCAGAACCAATTTCGTGCGCCGGCAGGGTCGCAGACCATGTACAGGGTGCCGCCCGGGGGTACTTTGGATGACGGGATGCAGTGGATATCGGGGCGGAAACGGGCGAAAGCCTTCCCGATGTTGTCGCTGGCCCAGCCGTAGGCCCGGGTCAGGATCTGGCCCATAGGCGAGGTGACCAGCTTCGACTTCATTTCATCGAAGGGGTTGTAGGGGTTGTCTTCGGAGTAAAAGAAGACCGTTTTGCGCCTGGTTGCGGGCTGCTCCATGACCCTGGGGGCCTTGCCGGGTGGCCATGTAGGCAGGCCCTGCTTGCCGGCTAAGAGTTCGCCGGTGCCCCAGTTCTTGACCTGTGAGCCCGCGGTGAACTCCTTGTAGACCGAGGCCACGCCTTCGAGGGGTGTCTGGGTCACGAGGAGCTTGCCGCGGCGGGTGATCAGGCGGTAGCGCAGTGTGTCCACCCAGGACTGAGGAACGAGCTCGTCGCACCAGATCAAGTCAGCCTCGCGGCCCTCGATGGTGTTCTCGGATTGCGTGTAGTTCAGGAAGTCGCAGCGGCTGCCGTTGGGCAGGATGAAACTGCCGTCGGTGAAGCCGTTCTTGCGGCTGTAGTTTAGATAGTGGATGCGGCCTTTCTTGGTGGCTCGGAGTGCAACGGGCAGATAGTTGTAGATTGCGGGCTGCTGGACGGTGACCGAGGTGGCGTGGGAGGTGTGGCAGCAGAGGACGCTGGCGTTTTCCTTTTCAAGGAGGGTTTGAACCACCCGGCGTGCGGCCCAGAGGGTTTTGCCTGCGCGGTTGCCGCCGGAGATGAGGAGCTCCTGAGTGGATTGAAACTCGGTGTTGGCGATTTCCCAGTGATCCGGGATGAAACCGTAGGTGTAGGGGTCGGCCTTTTCCAACAACACCAATTGCGTGCGCTTTTGCTTGAGCTCGAGTGCGCGGGGGTGATGGGCGTCGACCCGGGGGATGACGGGGTGCAACGGTTGCTCGTTCCACCAGGTGTCGTTGCAGTGGTCGGAGCAGAAGCGCTTTTGATTGGGGCCGGTGCGGATCTTGATGATCTCGAAGGGCTTGGAGCAGGTCAGGCAGAGGTTGGGGGGTTGGCTCATTTCCTAATATTTTTCGGTTTGGGAAACCCGTCGACTTTTACCGTTTCCGCGGAATTGCCGACCCCCTCCCCCCGGGGCCCGGTCGGCCTGGTGGCTGGCTTGTGTAACGGGGTAGGACACTGGGTCTGCCGGTGGGTGCTGACGTGCGTTTCGATCAATGTTTGCAGGGGTTTGCTGCGTGTTTACGTCACCAAGTGAATATAACTGCTATTGTAGGCATGAGTGCCCGAAACAGGCCTAAATACGTGGTTTTCAGTGGTGCTGCCGCGGTAGGGGTAGGACATTTCGGGCCATTACCTAAACCAAGTCGGGCGTCTGCTCGTCGTTCACGGGCGTCACATCGCGCTCTTTCAGGTCCTTCATCAGGTCGCGATGGCTCACAGAGGCCGTCATGGCGAGGTGGATGCTGGTGGGCTGGCCTTTGATCGTAGCCAGCTTGTCTGTTAGCACGGCTACTGATACGGGTAAGCTACGGTCATCAATGAAAGCCATTGATTCTTGAGCCAATCGCCTCGTTCCTTTCCAGATTGCGACCTCCAGAAACCCTGTGACGTCTTTCCGCCAGTCTTCCTCATTCTCAGGATAATCGACCGGAACCTTGACTCCTCTGATGTACTTGAAGGCGGTGTGCTCGCTCAACCCTGTCTCTGAAGCAATGGTGGCAAGTGACTTGTTGGCCACGATACCCTCCACAATCTTGTCAGCCTTGTCTTGGTCTAGCTTGGAGTTTGGGTGCTGGTTAGCCGGCGGCTTGACGTAACCAACTTCTTCTGCGGCTTTCCTGACCTTATCCTTGAACTCTTTGGGCAGCTTGGGGTCATCACGCAGTGCCCACGTTACGCGGTTTCTGTCTGTCCCGGCCTTTGCCGCCACATCATTCAGTGACGCCCTCGTTTTCTTACCCGGCATAAGGCTTGAACGAGTATGGGTACTCACCCCAGTGGTTGAGTTGCATCTTGGGCTTCATGGAGAAGTGCTGCACGCCTGCCAGGGTCATGCGGACTGCGGCTGCGTAATCCTCAGAGAGATACTCGAGTTTACCCGGCCTTGATTCCATTGCGAACGGCATCCACAGGGTCGGGAAGCGCTCGACGCGCACATCGTCGCACCAGTCGATCTTGTACGGGTACTGCACTCCTGGCCCTCCCAGCGCATCAAGTGTTGCTATAAGGCATTTGCGGGGGATTGCGAGGCATCCGGACGCGAACATCGTAATGGGTACTAACTCCGCTGCGCATTCGGCGTCAGAGACCTGATGCTTCAGAGCCTGCAGGTGCTCTGCCTTGGGCCGGAGGGCCGGCCTGGGCGGAACCGTGCGGCATGGGTAGGGGATGCAGACCGTTGCCTGATGCTCATGGGCCAGCTCGGCCATGTGGATGATATCCGATGCATCGAACTCAATGTCGTGATCGAGTTGGATCCAGACGTCTTTGCCGCTGTCGAGAAACCACTTGGTGGCGCGACACCGGGACCGGCTGATCAGTGCATCCTCCCGGATGGTGCGCAGATCGGTCTGGCGATCTGACCACGAGAATTTGGCGGTCAGGTCGACCCAGGACATGATGCACGCGGAACTCATGCCGCCGTAGGCGTACATACTGAAGTGGATCGACGGCCTGGTGCCTGCTTGGGGCGGTTGCTCTGTTGGAATGAATGGATCTGCCATCTGTGGGGATTCTGCCTTGGTTGCGTTCATGGTACAATGTCCTTTCGTTGGCTTGCGAGGAAGAGCTCATGCCCCTTGCTGATCAGGTAGACCACGCTGCCTCGGGGCACTTGGCAGGCCGCGGCCACCTCATTGAGCGAGAGGCCACGGTCGCGCAGGAAGTAGGCCTTGCGGGCTAGGTCTGGCGTGTGGCGCTGCTCGGTGAATTCCGGTTCAGCCTCAATCACCGGGTCTGGCGTACCGTCAGCCTTGAATGCCATGTCCTTGGGGTAGGATAGCCAGCCACGCTGCAATCCTATTTTAACAAGGTGCGGTGCTTCCATCAGTAGTTTCGTTGTGTTTGTTACTATCATAACAGTGATATGTCTAGCGGTGTAGCGGGCAAGTGCTGCCTACCCTTGCCGCTTTTATCTCCTATAAGCTGGAATATGCGTTGCCTGTGTGCCTTGCCTTGGGCGCCGGGATGGATAACGCAACCAAACCTCCCGTCTGCCTGGATGACTAGGTGATTGCGTTGCTTGTCCCCTCCTTCCTCGGCACAGGCTGGGCATTGCCCGATCAATTTCGAGCCAATTTTTCGCAGGCCTACCGCTGTCAAGCACTGTCTAGTGTTTGGGACGGATGGGACGGCATTTCCCAACTCCATTCCTACTCTGAACACGTTTTTGATACCTTTACTCATCTTGCACCGAGTTGAGAAGTGCCGTCCTCCGTCCCAAACGCTTGACAACGCTTGACAGCTCAAGCCATTTCCGACGAGGTCAAGACCACTTTCATGTAGCCTCGCGCCTGCTGTTGTTGACCGTCACTGCGGTGAATATGGTTCGACGGGATGGCCTGGTGGATCTCCAGCATGAGTTCCGCTGCCCTACGCTGGAAGCGCTTGTCCGGTTCAGGCCCCCATTCCTTGTTGTTGCACATCGCCATGTAGGCAGCATACAGCTCCTCGCTTGTAATACTATCCGACGACATACTGCTTGCCCTTATGTGATTCACTACAAAGTATCTCACACTGTCGCTCTCGCTCAACAAGTTGTCTATCATAGCCCGCTGCCTCTCGGTCACCGGGAACGGCCTGCCGGCCTGCATGACCCTGCACAAGTCCTCCGCGCCCTCCAGAAACCAGTTCAATATTCCGCTGCCCTCCCGCTCAATCATCACGTCGTGATAATTCGGGATCACCTTCTCCGGCTTGGGCTGGCTGAAGTCGAGCAGCAGCAACCTTCTGCTCCACGCGCCCAGATCTCCCTGCACATTCACCTTCAGCCGGCTATTGGCCGTCACGATGACGTTCCAGTCGCCCACCACGGCCTTGGCACCGCTCTTCCCCTTGAACTCCACGGCCAGCCTGTCGCCGCCGGTCAGAGCCTTAAGGAACTGGCTCTCCTCGCAGTTCAGGAAGTCCGGCGGCACATCGCTGCCGATCAGCAGCGTCCGATCATGGAAGTTCCCCAATTCAAACCGGCTGCCTAGGTGATTCGTTCTCAGCTCGCTGCAGTTCTCATCGCCTACCAGTCTCCTGACCAGTCCCGCCACCGTTGACTTCCCGCCGCCGCCAGTGCCCGTCAGCAGCAGTATGACCTGCGGCCTGTTCCGCTGCAGCAGCGCCAGGCCGCCCCATCTCTGCAGCAGCACCTGATCCTCGCGCTCGGGCAGCGCATGATCCAGGAATGCCTGCCACATCCCGCTGCCGGCACCCTGTACATACCTTACCGGCGTCTGGTTCCTCGACATCCACTCCGGGCCGAACCCGTGCATCGCATAGGGCACGCTTCTCAGGTCCACCATCACATTGCTGCAGTGCACCACGCTGTCGGGCCTTGAGAACGGATTGCGCTCGACCTGCAGCGCCCCAATCAGATCGACCACCTGATCCGCGAAGCTCACGGTCAGTCGCGTCAGGAGCGCCGGCAGCCGCGGATCCTCTGTCGATGCCATCTGGTCCAACAGAACGCGCCTGGCGGTCTCCAGGACGCGCTGCTGCATCTCCTCGCGGCTCATGGATATCCAGATCCCCCGATCCGCGGCATACCAGTAGTGCTGCCCGGTCTGGGCATCGAACAGCAGCCGCTCCTTGTGCGCCATGTAGCCCGCGAAGAAAGTCGGGTGCAGGTTACCAGTTCCGCTCCTTCCGAACGTCCAGGGCACGCCATGCAGCCGGAGCAACTGCGCCATCTCATCCCTGCTGCCCGGCACCGGCCAGCCATCGGGCCAGCGTATCTGACTGAACTCCAGCGCCACCGGCGGCCTGTCCACCAGCACGCTATACTCGCACCCGCTCGGGTGCAGGCCCTTGACCGTGCTCAAATTACCGGTGCTCCGCCACTCGTACAACGGCTTGCCCAGCATCCGCCCATTGACCTCGACCATCTCCGTGGTACTCCGCTCCGCGCACGGCTTGGGGTAGGCGCCCGTGATCCTGACGCCCACTTGTGCGCCCCGTTTACCCTTCCACCGCGCACTGCCCTGCAGCACCGGGTTGACCTTCAGGAACGCCTCCAGGCTGCCCTCATCGTCGAAGTCAATCGCGCACAGCCCGCCGGAGAACTCCCCGAGCCTCACCGCCACGTTCCCGTGCTCCAGCATGGCCCGGTAAACGTCCCGCTTCGTACTCTCCATGGTCTCCTGGGTGTACTTAACCATCGGGATCTTGGTCCCCGGGCTCTGCGGCACCATGAAGAGCGGCGTGCCCAGCCAGCCCTCGATCTCTTGCGTCGTCATCATACTTCCGCCCTCCTCTCAAACGCCAACGCCTCCTCGCTGATAAACCAGCCCTTCGGCCACTCGGTCAGGTAGATCCCGCCCAGCGTCCGCACCCGGCTCAGTGCCACATAGGCCTGCCCGGGCTCCCGGGCCGCCCTGATGTCAATCCTAGCGGCATCCAGGGTCAGTCCCTGCGCCCGGTGTATGGTCATCGCGTAAGCCAAGCGGAGCGGGTATTGTTGGACGGTCACCCCCAGCGACTCAAAGAACCATTTGCGCCGGCCCAATGAAATCTTCTCACCGCGGCTCTCGACCACGATGTCGCTGCCCCGGAACTCCACCACCCGACCCACCTGGCCATTGTAGAATCCCTGCTCCGCATCATTAGCTGTGAACATGACCGCAGCCCCGGGCTTCAACTGCAGCACCCGCGGCGTGCTCATGTTCTTGGTGGCGAACTCCACCGCCTGATCCACGCCCTTGACCTCGGCATCGAACACGGCAATCGGGCCATCAATGCTGCTCAAGCGGTAGTTGTTCCACTTGTCCACCTGCACGTTGTGCGTCATCAGCCGGGTGATGTGCTCCGGCGGGTTCATCTTCAGCGCACTACGCAGCAACTGGTTGTCCCGCGGCTTCATCCTGCCAACCCGGAACCCACTCAGCATCTCAATGAAAGGCACGTCATTCTGCCGCCGCACCGTCTCGAGTTTGATCGTCTTGAAGTCGGCCTCCTCCCAGGCTTTGCTCAAGAAGGCCCAATCGTAGGGCTTGCTCTGATCGGTCCTGACCGGGGGCAACTGCAGGAAGTCGCCCAAAAAGATAACCTGTAACCCGCCGAAGGGCCGGCTGTCTTCTCTGATCCGCTTCACCCAGTAGTTCAGGAAGTCCAGATGCCGGCCCGCCATCATACTGATCTCGTCGACCACGAGCACCTCGGTAGCCCGCACGCGCTTGCGTGCGCCATGGATTGAAGGCTGCTCCTCCAGCCTCTCAGCAGCCTGCAGGAAGTCCTCGCCATCCTGCGGCCCCAACTGCATCCCGCACCAGCGGTGCACGGTGGTCCCGCCCACATTCAACGCTGCGATGCCTGTCGGGGCCGTGATGGCCACGTCCCGGACTCCTGCCACCCTGCTCAGAAACTCCCGCAGCAGCGTGCTCTTGCCGGTGCCCGCCTGCCCCGTGAGGAAGACGTTCCCGAACGATGTTGCCCAGACCATGAAACGGTCCTCGGGCGTCGGATCGAAGTCGTCCCCGATCACATGGACAGACGGGCTGGCAATCATTGG